AAGCTAGTCTTGCTACTGGCAATGTAAACAATGTTTTTGACGTTTATCCTTGGTTGCAGTCCTATCTTGGTGCTTATTGTCTTGGTGGAGCTGGCGGCTATCAAGTACGAGTGGTAAGAGGTTAATTATGGCAAAAATTGATGATGTATTTGGGTCAATTCCAGCAAGTATTTTAAATACATGGGGGCAAGATTTAACTTACATAAAAACTGGTAGTTCCACTTACAATCCAACAACAGGACAAACGACTTCAAGTGATACAAATGTCACTGTTAAAGGAGTAATTACAACGATAAATTCTAATGAAGATGAAGGTTTGTATCAGACAACAGATGTAAAAATAATTATAGGATCAGATGAATTAGGAAATTATTACCCTACTGAGGCAGATCGTATTAGATACCCACAAGCAGGAGTAACTTTAGAAGCCAAAATAATTAGTATTAAGACAGCAAGAGGAGATAATCCTATATTTCATACATTGATTGTGAGGTCACAGTAATGGCAGGTTTTTTAGGCTCTTTAGGTAAAAAGTGGCAAGAAATTGAAAATATTGACAAGACAATTGCTGCATATTTTCTTAGTGCAGCACAAGGATCTGCAATGCAAGTTGTAGATGATTTGCAACAAAAAGGTCCAAGTTGGACAGGTAAATTTTCTAACTCTTGGCAAATAGAAACTAGAACTCCTGGCCTTGAATGGAGAGGCACAATGGAAGAAGGTGAACCTGTTTCTCCTTTTGATGATGGGAGTGGTGGGCCAAAAGTAACGATGAGAGATGCTAGAGATGTTTTAGAAAAAGGAAAAATTGCTTTTCGAGTCAGCAATGTTTCCCCTAGAAACAATAATGGTCAAGAATATGCAGAATTTGCAACTGATCGAAGAGAAGGTGTTTTTGGAGGACAATGGGCTGGATCTGAACCTAAAACTCAAAAAGGAAAAAATAGTTTAGAAACTCGTAAAACAAAAAGGAATATTCCTGATATGAGAGGAAATATTGGTAGTGGTACGGAAGAAGGTCTTTCTAGTCGTACTGCAAAAGAAGATTGGTTTGATCGTTATATCAATGAAAATATGACAGATACTATTAAAAAGACTGTCAATCTTAGACTTAAAGGAAAATTATGAATTATCAATCAATTCGAGCAAAAATAGAAAATCCTTTATTAACTGCTTTTGGTGGATTAAGTCCTGCTGTTCCTGTTTTCTTCGATAATGTCACAGGTTTTTCTCTTGGCAGCGAAACTGAATATGTAAGAGTCAATATTAATTTTGGAGCAACAAATGAACCTACATTGGTTTCTAGTGTAGATAACGCAAAAGGTTCTGTTGTTATTAAAGTTTTTACAGAAAAAGGAGCAGGTCCAGCAAGAAATCAAACATTATTAACAACTGCTGTAGGGGTGTTAGAGACAATTAATGATGGAACAAAAGGCACTACAGGCGTTTATTTAAAAGTGGGAGTGATTACAGGCCCAGACTTTTTTACAACAGAAACAAGCCCTTTATTCATGGGTAAAATATCGACTTCGTACGTTGCCACGGTTTTGAGCTAATCTATAGGTAAATTTCTAAAGCAGCCTCATGGCCGTAACCGTTTTATCTGGCACATCAGGTGCTCTCTATTACAAACCTGCTGGTACTACAGGTACTTTTAGTCCTGCTGATGTCACCATTGGTACAGAAACAATTGTAGTTCAAACCTATTTAAATTTAAAGGTTGGTGATCCAGTTAAATTTCAAGTTGTAGATTCTTCTACAGGTGGAGCAGGAACAGGAACGTTACCTGCTGGATTAAGTGCTGGAACAACTTACTATGTAAAAACATACACTGCGGCTACAGGAGCTTTAACAGTTTCTGCTACTAATGGTGGTTCTGCTGTTGACTTGACTGACGTAGGAACAGCAGCAGCTCCTAACGAATTTCAAGTTTACTACAACGATTTTGCTTCTATTGGGCAAGTAAGAGAGTGGACTTTTGAAATTGAAAGAGCTGAGATTGATGTAACAACAATTGGTCAAGCTCCTGGTCAATACGTTCCATTTAGAAAGTACATTGCTGGATTTGGTGATGGTTCTGGTACTGCTTCTACATACATGACAAATGAAGATTCAGCTTTATCAAACAGATTGGTAGAAGACGTTCTTCAACGTCAGCAAGTTGGTGCAGCGTTTAAACTTTATACAGACCGTGTATTTAGTGGTGGAAACGTTAGTGACACTCTTAGCCGTTCAATTAGCTTTGATGCAACATTAACTTCTGCAAGTTTCAGCGTTAACCCTGATGATGCTCAAGAAGTATCAGTTAACTTCCGTCCAGCAGGAGTTCCTACTTTCGACTTAAGTTCGACATAATAGTCTTGGAACATGGAATGTTTCATAAGCCCTGCTTTACGCAGGGTTTTTTATTGTCTATTAGGTTAGAATAAAATTGTATCAATTTTTGTTATGACAACTAGCCCTAAATCTTCACGAGCATCGTTAAGAGCTATAGATCGTTTAAAAAAAGCTGCAAATTTAGAATCTGTCAGAAAAGAAATTGAATTATCTGATGGATCTATTTTTGAAATGTGGGTAGCTCCTTTAACAATGGCTGAAAGAGAAAGAGCACAAAAGGGAGCAAAATCTGATGATGCCAATGAATTTGCATTAAGACTTTTAATGACAAAAGCACAAGATGAAAATGGTCAAAGGTTATTTAATATTGGTGAAATTGATGTTTTAAAGAACGAAGTAAGAGACTCAGATTTACAAGCTTTAATGCTTGCTGTTATTTCTGAAGAAGAAGAAGAGCCTATCGACCCAAAATTCTAAGTGCGGAGATCAGGAAAGATCCCTTGTTAATGCTTCAATTTGCTGTTGCAAAGGAGTTAGGAAAATCTTTGACTGAGATCCGTAATTTAACTTTGAATGAATTATTAGGATGGAGTGCTTATTTTCAAATCTTAAACGAAGATCAAGAAGAAGAAATGCAAAAAGCTCGCAGACGTAGGTAAACTGAAGCAACTGGAGGGAATTTTACTGTGGCTGATCTGAATACCAATATAAATATTATTGTTAAAAATTTAAGCAAGTTAAAAAGTTTAAAGAAGGAATTACAACAATCATCTGATTTAGCAAAAGCAATATCGAAAGATTTTGATCGTCTAGATACTCTTCAAAAAAGGTCTAGACGTGCTTTAAAACCATTAGATGATATTGGCAGAACAGATCCTAGAGATTCAAAAGGTCGTTTTACTAAAGATCCAAATAGAAAAAGAAGGCAAGAACTTTACAATAAAGGTATTGAAAAAGAGATACAACTTGAGCAACGATTACAACGTATAAGACAAAGAGAGATTGGATCTAACACAGTTGTCAAACAAGAGATAGCCCATTTAAAAGAAAAAGTTATTGAGCAAAGAAAAGAAAATAAGGAAATTCAAACAAAAATACAAAGGACAGCAAAATTAAAAGCAGCTCAAGGTTTAGTTGGAAGGAAACTTAGAGAAGCAGGTTCAGCAGGTCTTTCTCCTACAGAATTTGCAGGTGGAGAAGGTAAACGTCCAGCAGCTAGAAGAGCAGCTTTAAATCAGGAAGTTACGAATATAAAAACAGGATTTGAAGCTTTAAGATCAGCAGGAGTTAAAAATGTTGAAACTTATAGAGCGTTAGGTTCTCAATTAAGTCGTGCTGTTGAAGAATTAAATGCTTTAAATAAAGCATCAGCTCGTAGATCTATTGGTTTTGAAAAAGGTAGACGCTTACAAGAAAGAATAGATGTTCTTGATCCTGCTAAAGGTGCTAAGTCTTTTGGAGGAGTTAAGCCTAGTGCAATTGCTACAGCAAGAAAAACAGCAGGTAGCGTTATTGCCGCAGGTAAGACAGGTGATCAAAATTTATACAATCAAGCATTAGCAAAAGCGACAGCACAAGTTTCAAGATTAGAACGTGAATATAAAGCAGGATTAGCAGCAGAAAAAGCTAAGATTGCTGCTGCTAAGAAATTAGAGGCAGCACAGAGACAACAAGCAAGACAGCAACAAGAGGCTGAAAGGCAAGAAAATCAAAGATTACAAGTTATTCGGAAGGCAGCTCAGTTACAAAAACGATTAAATAATCTTCTTTCTAAAAAGGTCTCGGCATCGTTTAGTACGAGTAAAGCAGGTCAAATGGCTGGAGCAAAGTCTGCGGTATCTTCCGTTGATTTCTTAGGCAAGAGTAGTCAAGAAATGTATAATAGAGCGTTAATTAAAGCAACTACACAAGTTGAAAAATTAGAGGTTGCTTACAAAGAAGCTGAAGCGGTACAAAAGAAATCTTCTGCACATAACAAAAAAGCACAAAGACGTTTAGCAAATATAAGAAAAATTAGAAAGGATCGAAACGATAGAACAAGAGAAAGCTTAATGCTTGGAGCTGGTTTCCCTCTTCTCTTTGGTGGTGGAGTTGGTGCTGTCGCTGGTGGAGTTGGAGGTGCTCTTGCACAAAGAGGAGGGAAAGGATTTGGTGCTCAAATCTTATTTAGTGCAATAGGCCAACAGTTTGACAAGCTTATTTCTTCAATGGTGTCTAGCACCGCAAGATTAGGTCAAGCATTAGGAAGCTTTACTCAAGATACAAGTCAGATTGTTACTTCTTTAGGTCTTGCTGGAACGGCTGAAGGTGAACGCATAAAGATGATTGAAACGTTGCAAGGTAAACAAGCAGCGTTTAATGCAGCAATGCAGCAGTTAGTTAATGCTGTAGGAGAAAAAGGTGCTTCAGATTTGAAATTGTTTGGTGATAATTTACGTTTAGTAAGCAGTGAATTTAGAATATTCTTTACACAGATTCAGGCTGGACTTGCAAATTTAATTAATGCAGCAGATCGTTTCTTTAAGGTTTCACAAGGAGCACAAGACGCTCGTTTAAAACGATTTGCTGAAACAACTAAGAATCCCGAAATTGCAGCATTAAGAAAAAGGCGAGATTCAATAACAAGAACACAAGGAGCAGGGGGTAGGAAAAAAGCAGATATTCAAAAACAAATAGAAGCATTAGCAGGGCCAATGCTTGCAAAACAAGATGCTGAAGTTGCAATAGACAAAGCGTTAATGGGTGAGAATGAACTACTTGCTAAGAAAAAAGAACAATTTGAATTAGATAAAAAAATTGTTGAATTAAAGAAAACAGGTATGAGCGAAGCTTTAGCAACTGAAGTAGCAGGTTTACAACAAGTATTCGAAAAAGGTACTGAAAATTTAGAAGCAGATAAAAAGAAATTACAAGAAACGATAAGAGCTAACAATAAATTAAACATCAGTAATGATGATAATTTTGTAAAATTAAAAGAAATCAATAAGTCTTTAGAAGACAGGGTTAAGTTGTTAGGAAAGTCAGAAGAAGAATTGAAGAAATACCATGCTACTCAAAAACAAGTTAAAGAAGAATCAGAGTTTATTAAAGTAAAAATGGAAGATATTAAAGAGACTATCGCTAGTGGAATGGTAACGGCAGTACAAGGTTTAATTGATGGAACAAAGTCATTAGGAGAGTCATTAGCAGGTATTGCAAGATCAATCGGAGCAATGTTCCTAAAGGCAGGTTTTTCAAATATGCTTGGTTCTACTGGTTTGTTTAGTGCAGAAGGAAATTATATAGCGAATGGTATTAAACCTTTTGCTTCTGGTGGAATGGTTACACGACCCACAATGGGTCTTGTAGGAGAAGCAGGAGAGGATGAGTACGTCATACCAGCATCTAAAATGGCTTCAAGTATGCAACGGTATTCAGCAGGAGCTAGAGGCCAAGCAGTAATTCCTGGTACTGGTCAATCATCCTCAGGAGGAGCATCTGGTTCGTCAACCACTGTTAACTACTCTGGTCCAATATTGAACTTTAATTCTGAAGAATTTGTTCCTAAATCTGCTGTAGGTCAAATTATCAATTCAGCAGCATCTAAGGGTGCAGCAGCAGGAGAATCTAGAACAATGTCTACTCTGCGAAATAGCAGAGGCGCTAGAGCAAGGATAGGAATGTAATGTCAGTTGTTGCTTTAACTGCTTTCCTTACTGTTTATAAAACAGATGGTTCAGAACTTAAATTCCAGAATGGAAAACACAATGCTGTTGCTGGTCATAACTATTTGTCTTTCCTTTATCAAGGTGCAGCAATGAATAGATCAGGGGATAATTTAGAAGCTTCTCTTGTTCTTGCTAATAATTCATTAAGCATGAACCATGTAAAAGAATTTGTAGACAATAAGTATTCAATAGAAGTAGAAACATTTTTAATGACAACAGATTTTAATAAAGATACGTCTGCTGCTAATGGAGGAAAAATAAGTGGTGAATTGTGGTTAGCTGCTGGTATGCGTTATGACGCTGAATCAATAGAGTTGATTTTATCTAGTGCCATAGACGCTGTTGGTGCAAACGCTCCACAGCAAACTTTGACAAGGGCAAGGTGTTCTTATCTTCCTTTAACTGGCTCACTGCAAAATCTTTGAAGCCTTACGAGTTAATAGGTCTTGAGTATCGTTTAGGGTCTGATCCTGTAAAACATGGCACTGGAGACTGCCTTTCTTTAGTTCGTACAGTATTAGGTCACTATGGTTTTACTGTCCCTAAAGGAGAGCGTGATTGGTATCGAAGATTAAAAAGAAAAGACTATAGTATCTTTTTTGAAGAATTAAATAGGTGGGGAGTTGAATCACCCCCTAAACTAGGAACAATTGGCTTATGCAAATCAGATAATGCTTTGTATATGGCTGCGTTTTACGAGGAAGGATGGCTGAGCTACCAAAAAACATTAGGCAAGTCGGTGGTGAAATGGTTGCCGCTAGAAGCCCTTACGCTCGTAGGGTGCTACTTCCAACGGAAGCCGATCTCTGTAATACTCTCGGAATAACAGAAGAAGAATATTTTCAATTCTTAGAAGGTGTAGCTGCAAAAGTAAAGGAACAACCTGAAGCGTATGGTTTAGTTCCTGGAATTTTTGCTGGACCTGGAGCAGGTGCTCTTGCTTTAGTTAAAGGAGGATCTTTGACTTGGCTTGGTCAAGTTGCTGTTGGTGTTGCTTTAACTGCTGCCAGTGTTTTATTAGCACCAAAGCCTCCTAGCATGAAACAAGGGACAAACGAAAGAACAGCAGATATAGGTGGTACTAAGAAGTTTGCACCGCAATTTAGTTTTAATAGTGTTCAAGATTTAGCAAACTTAGGAGATTTAATTCCTCTTGTTTTTACTAATCGTCAAATAATAGATGGTATTACTTATGGAGGTATTCGTGTTAATTCACAGCTTCTTTGGTCACAGATGGTTAGTTTGGGCAGCTACCAACAATTAAAAATACTTGCCTTATTTTCTTTAGGTGAAATAGCTAGAAAGCCAGAGTTAAAAGGTTATGCGATTGGTGATTTATTGCTAGAAAATTATCACGCAGAAAAGATTTACAAGGACACTAATGGGAACATTCCTTTCTTGATTGATGGTGGAATATTTACAGGGGCAGATACAAATATTTTTAGAGTTGATGATAAAAGACATTTTTCTGGAACAAGAAACCCAACAACACAGGCAACATTTGGATTAAGTAATCCAATGCCTAATGCTACTGCTTATAAATTGCCTTATCAATTAGTTAGAACCCCTAGCAATACAGACACAGATGAGTACAGACCAGCAGGAAGAATAACGTACAAAAAGAGAAGGAAACTCCTTGGTGCGTGGCCTATGAGAGCAGGTTTTGTTAATTCTGGAAATAGTTCTCAGCAAGCAGGTAATAGTGATGCAACCCTTGGAGGTTTCTTGACATACCAGATAGTAGGTAGCGGAAGACTTGGCTTATATGAAGGTATTGGGTATCAGCAAGACAGTAGTGATGTAAGGCTAACAATGGACCCTCATGGAGTTGAAGATATTAACTCTGCAACCAAAACAGTTAGAGAAGCTACTGATTCATATCTTGCAATAGGTGAGCAATATATGGCTGGATCAACTTTATTAACTTGTACGCAAATATTGGAAGATAATTTGCCTGTAAATGGAAGACCGTGGGATGGAACAAAAATCAGATCAGCTAGTTTTAAAGTAATAGAAACTGGGAGATATGAGTCTATTGATGATCCTAATGGTGGATTAGGACCACATTGCGGCAACCCTTATTGGGATACGAATGGAGACTTTTTTACAGTAAGACCTGGACGATTAGATACAGATGACCATTTTTATTATGAACAGAATTTTAATGACATATTTAATCCAAATAGTCGGTATGCACTCCAGAAAGCTACTTTAGGAACTATTTCTAATAACAGAAAATGTCATATTACTGAGATAGGGATTAAGTCAAAAGTATTTAAAGAGATTCAATTTGCAAATGTAAATAGTAAACCTACAGAAGAAAAGATTTATGAAATTTATGATCATAATTCTTCACTTACATTAGGTAATATAAATAAATTTATTACTAGATATAGCTTCTTTAAGTTACAAGTTAGAAAGGTAGGGCAAGATACTTGGAACTGGTTAAAACCTAGTACAAATACTAATGTGCATACTGGTTTGTTTTGTGTAAGAGGTAATACTCCAGAATTTCAATATAACTATATAAGAATAGATCAACCAACTTTAGATCAATACGAATATAGATTTTTCCCTTGGCCTGGTGCTGCTGTTGTTAAAGAAGTACAAGCTTATGAAGCAAGACAAAGACACAATCCTGTTAACGCTATTGTTTTAAATTCTAATGGTGCAAGGACAGCAGGAACTATAGATAAATTTACTTGTACTGTAAATGGAGAAGATTTTGTTATTCAATTTGCAGGAGATAAAAATTATGTGCTGACTAAACAAAAATTAAGCAATATTGAATGGAACTTAGGTTCACCAAATAAAGTAAAAGTAGGTAACTCTCAGTATCAAGTTACTGGGTTCCAACCAACTCACGATGGAAGTAGAGATGATTATTCAATAAGCAATTTACCAATAGCAAGACCAGTTGTAAGAATATTTACTAATAAACTTTATTACCCTGGTTTTGGTGGGTATGTAACAGGTTCAGGAGCGAATCATACGGTAATTGTTAGATTTGATAATTACCCAAGAGCAGGTTGGACAACATGGAGTTTATATATTAATAAAGCTGACGTAACCCAAAATATTCAAGGTCTTGATGGTCCTGCATGGGCAAATGCTCAAGTAAAACAACCAGGCGATAATACTGCTGTTGAATTTCATTACACAACACTAGATGGAAGAGGCGGCAAATTTACCCCTGGTACAAACCAAACGTCTAACTTATATGGAGTTACAAAAGATGAGCAAACAGCATTAACAGCAACTCCTTCTTTCCAAGGAGAAGTAAATGTTCAAACACTTTCTGGTGATGATGGTTCAGGTTTAAAAGCTGATGTTGTTGTTTATTCTCTTGGTGTTGAGTGGTATGCAGAATGGTCATTAAGTGATGTAGGACAAGATTATTCAAACAATCAGACTGTTTATATAGATAAAGATGATATTAATCTTCCTTCTGGAGCGACAGATATACGATTTAATGTAAATGTTAGTACGTCATCTTCCAGTGTTTACAGTGATGAAATTGGATCTGCTGAATTAAATCCTTATGATGCTGCTTCTGATTTTTGGCAATATGAAGGTGACAGATCAAGTCATTTAGACGGGCCAGAACATCAGATCACATACTGTAATGAAATTGTAGAAACAGAAGGGGATAGAAAAGAAGGAGAACCAGCAACTTATGAAAAACTAGCTTATGCAGGATTAAGGATTAATAGCTCAAAAGAATGGACAAACTTCAGTCAGTTTTCTGCTTATTTTAAAGAAGGAGTAAAGGTTAAAAGTTTGATAGATGGAACTCGAAAGGCAACAAGTTTATTTCCTGAAATTGCTTATGCCTTGTTAACAGATAAAACGCTAGGAGCTGGAGCAGTTATTAGTGAATCTTCTGTTGATGATGTAAACATGACAGTTGCAGCAAAGTTCTGTAAGGCAAACAACCTTTTCTGGGACGGAATGGTTGCAGATCGAGTAAATCTAAGAGAATTTATTTATCAACAAGCTCTTTACTGTTTATTAGATTTTACGATTATTGGAGGCAAATTTAGCCTATACCCTGCTGTTCCTTTTGATCCTAATACGTTTGAAATTGACTTAGATGGGCCACATTCAAAACCAAAAATTAAAGCAATGTTTACTGATGGAAATATTAGTGACTTAAATGTTTCTTTCTTATCTCCAGAAGATAGGCAAGCTTTCAAAGCAAATGTTCTTTATCGTCAAGAACAAGAAAATGGATTCCCTGAAAGAAAATCTGCTGTTATTCAATTAGCTGAAGAAAAAGATGCCAATGGAAATGTTTTAGTTTCACATGTAGACGATCCATTAGAAACTTTTGATTTAAGCGGTTTTTGTACTAGTCGTGCAGCAGCAGTTCTGTTTGCAAGATATACATTAGTTTTAAGAAAACATTTAGATCACACCGTAAGTTTTAAAACTGCTCCTCATTACATTAACGGCGTTAGACCTGGCGATTACATCAGGGTTTTTTCAACAACACAACACGTTCAAAGATTTAACAATGGGGCAATTCTTGAAGATGGAACTGTTGTTTGTAAAGACTTAAGTGAATTAACAAGTGGTTCTCAACCAAAAGCCTTTTACTATTGGAATCCGTCAACAATAGTGGCTGGCGAAATAATGCCAGTAACAGAAGATTCTGTAGATTTTACTAATACAAATGCTGTTAAAGCTTTTGCTGGCTCGTTATTTACAATTAAGGAATCAGAAGCATCTGATCAGTGCTACAAAGTAGAAAGTATTACTTTTGGAGATGATGGCCTTGTGGAATTAACTGGTTCGTACGCAGAATTAACAGCAGACGGTAAACTAGCAATGTTACAAAATTGGTCTAATTCAAATACTTTGATCTTTACTGAAGGGGATTAATGGCAACTGCAAAAGCTTTTCCAAGCATTAAACCAACTTCCAGAAGTTATACACCTGGAAATTATCCAAGTACAAACTTTGAATCTTTGGATGGAACGAAAACACATATTCGTTATGGAAATAAAAGAGTTAACGCAACCTTAACTCTTGGCTTTTCTAATATTACAGACAGTCAAGCAGGTGAAATTCTTGCTCATTATGATGATGTCAATTCCGATTGGGATTATGTAGCGTTCGGCTCTGCCAATGGAACAGCAGGAATTGTAGACCCAGCTTCAGGACACTTTTTAAGAAAAGAAATTGAAGGAGATGACGGTACAGGAAAAACAAGATTAGGGCTAAAGTGGCGTTATTCTGGGCCTCCTTCTGTTACAAGTACTTTTAAAGGTATGAGTAATGTGAGTTGTAGTTTTGTTGCTTGTCTCGATTCACCGTAGAATAAACACAACGTATTGATTTTTTAGGTCGTGGCTTTTTATAGCGGAAAAGACGGGCAACTTTTAGTAGCAGGTTCTAAGGCTGCAAAAGTTCAATCTTGGTCTTATTCAAGTTCACAAGCTGTTCTTGAAACAACTTCTTTAGAAGACACAGATAGAACCATTGTTCCTGGTGTTAGAAGCTATAGCGGCAGTGCAAGGTTGTTCTACTATCAAACAGCTAATAACACGACTGGAGATGTAACAACCCTCTTAAGGAAAAGTATTAAGGCTGTTACAAGTACAAATGCAGGGGAAGAAGGAAAAGCTGCTGATGCAGATGCTCCTTTTTCTTTAAAATTAAATATTTATGATGATGGGACAAATAGCAGATCTATCACATTCAATATCTATGTAACAGGTGTTTCTATGAATAGTGCTGTTGGTGAAGTTTTAAGTGCTGACATTAGTTGGGAAGCTAACGGAGCACCTACAGAAGTCACAATGTAAATCATGGGTGTTTATTTTGGTCAATCGGGTGAAATAGCCCTAAAGAGAGATGCGCTGCAATCTGACTTGAGAACACAGTTAGATCCTTCTGATGTAAATACTTCAACAAAGAGATTTAGTGTTGACCATAGTGCTGGGTCTTTGTTGTCTGGGGATCAAGTGGAAATAGCTACGGCAAATAATTCACCTTTAAAACTTGTTGATGGACATATTGATCCTGCTACAAGTGATTATTATCCAGATGGAAAATGGTTTATACATGTTGATCCAGTAGGCGGTATTCGTTTGTATGACACATTTTCTAAGGCAATTGAAGGCTTGACCTCAACAGCGTTGACTCTTGTTGCACCTACTTCTAAGCAGAATATTTTAATTCGTACAAGAAACGAAAGGTTTAGGCACGTTGCCAATGTTCGAGATTTTGAGATGACAACGAGTAGGGAACAAGTTGATTTAACAAACCTTGGAGATGAATTTAGAAATCAATATGAGGCTGGATTAATTAGCGGTCAAGGAACAATGACCTGCATTTGGGAGCATAGTTATTACGATTCAGACAGAAAAAATGAATATGGGGCTGAGTCTGAATTTCCTTTTTATCTTGCTCAGTTAATTGTTAGGACGCAACAGGGGTCAGACTTTGATGGCTTGTTCTATATCTACCGTGACGGTAATAATGCTAAAAATAATGTCTTTTACGAAGCGAATTGCATCATTACAAATGTTGCTGTGAGTGTTACTCCAGCGGAAGTTATTGAGACTAGAGTTGAATTTATAACAAATGGAGTTATTCGATTAAAGACAGGTGATATCCCTGGTTATCTATTACAGGAAGACACATATCGGATTCTTCAGGAAGATGAAAGTCCCATATTGCTCGAACAGGTTTAAACTATTGCTAATGGTTTTTAGTTAGGAGTCAATGGCTGATCTAAAGATAACTGGATTAGATCCTTTAGCAGAAGGTTCGATCCAATCGACTGATGTACTTGCAATAGCAGATATTAGTGCTACCGAGACAAAAAAGGTAACTGTTAAGGACTTGGTTGCAGCAGCAGCACAGTTTTTAGATGCAGGAGATATTCCAGCAGCAAAAGTAGGTTCAGGCATATCGGCGGGAAGTTTAGCGGATGGATCTGTTACAAATGTAAAACTAGCTAACGACAGTGTTTCCTTTGGTGGTGTTTCTGTTGCTCTAGGAGCTGCTGATGCGACACCTGCCTTTAATCTTTCTGATGCAACAAATTACCCAACATCTGCTTTAGTTGGAACAATAACAAATGCACAGTTAGCAGGTTCAATAGCAAATGCTAAATTAGCAAATTCTTCTGTAAGTTTAGGAGGAATTACTGTTGCTTTAGGAGCTTCAGATGCTACTCCTGCTTTTGATTTAACCGACGCTACAAGTTATAAAACTACTAATTTAGTTGGTACGATAACAAATGCACAATTAGCGGGATCTATTGATGTATCTAAGCTTGTAGGATCTAATGTTAACTTTGGAGGAGTAACAGTAGCACTTGGAGGTTCTGATACTACACCAGCTTTTAATTTAAGTGACTCAACAAATTATCCTACTTCAGCATTAGTTGGAACAATTACTAATGCACAATTAGCAGGAAGTATTGCAAATACAAAATTAGTAGCAAATAGCATAACAGCGAATCAATTAGCAGCAAATTCCGTAACAGATTCCGAGCTTGCAGATTTATCTGTTGCTACTGGATCTGTTCAAGATGCAGCAATTACAAACGATAAGGTTCAAACATCTACTAACTCAAGTACAGGTTTAGACGGAGGAGCAAAATTAAGAGATGGAACAATTACTGCTGCCAAGCTGAATACATCAAATATTGATAGATCTCTAAACGTAGCCAGTGGAAATCTTGGGATAAATAACACAGTTACAGCAGCAACTAGATCTGGAATTAGTTACAACGCACAAGGATTAATTACTGGGACTGTTGCTCTTGCTGCTGCTGATCTTCCTGTTGCAACTACAAGTGCAGTTGGTGGCGTTTCTGTTGGAACTGGGTTAAGTGTTAATGGATCAGGTGTTTTATCTCTATCAAATAGCGTAACTGGTGCAACTGTCTCTGGGATTACATTTTCAAATACTGGTCAAATTACAGCAGCAACAGCATTAGTAGCTGGTGATCTTCCTGTCGCAACAACCAGTGCTAAAGGTGCAGTGCAAATTACATCTGGAGGTGGTTTAACTGTCGATGGATCAGGGAATTTAACAACTTCAACAAGTGGAATTAGTGCTGGAACGTATCAATCAATCACTGTAAATAATAAAGGTGTAGCAACAGCAGGTGCAGCATTAACAGCAGCTTTAATTCCTGATCTTGCTGCAAGCAAAATAACAAGTGGAAGTTTTGATGCTGCGAGGATTGCAAATGATTCAATTGATGGAACAAAACTAAGCAATGCTTCTACAGCAGTCTTTCAATCTATAGCTCAAAGTGGTTATCCAACGGCTCAGTTTTCAGGACAAATTCTTTTTGATACTGTCTCTGAGGATGCGTTCATCTGGGATGGCAACGCTTGGCAAGCAATAACGACACTTACAAAAGGAAGTCTTGTTTTTGGTGGAACCTATAACGCAAATACGAGTCAGATGGTTGCAACAACCTCTGCTGGTATTGCTGCTGGTTTATCAGTTGGCTCAAATTTACCTACTCCTTCAGCGACTACAGACGGTGTTTATGTTGTAGTTTCTACTTCTGGAACTCCAGCTTCTCCAGCTCCAGCTATTGCTTTTGCTCCACCTGATTACATTTTAGGAGTAACAAATAGTGCTGGATCATCATGGAATGAAGTCGATCTTTCACAGACCGTAGCTGGTCAAGTTGCAAGCAATATTACTTTCACACCTTATGGACAGATTAGCTCAACCAACGTGCAGGATGCGATGCAAGAGCTTGAGACAGAGAAGTTAGCACTTTCAGGTGGTACTGTTACAGGTCAGGTTTTAATTGGTAATACTGGAAGCCTTGTATTTGAAGGATCGACTGTCGACGCATTTGAGACAACATTAACAGTTGCCGATCCAACAACGTCAGATAAAACTATTACTTTGCCTAACGTAACTGGAACAGTAATTACAACTGGAGATACTGGAACTGTTACTGGAACGATGCTTGCTAATGACACGATCCAGAACGTAGATATAAAAAGTGATGCTGCAATTGCTTTTACAAAATTAGCCGCCTTAACTTCTGCTCAGATTCTTGTTGGTAATGGATCAAACGAACCAACAGCAGTAGCGGTTACAGGAGATATAGGAATTAATAATGCAGGTTTAACTTCTATAGCTGCTGGAGTCATTGTTGATGCTGATATTTCTGGATCGGCTGCAATTACTGGAACAAAGATTGCTACTGGAACCACTAGTGCTGTTGGTGTCTTGCAACTAACTGATAGCGCAAGCTCAACTTCTGCTACGACTGCTGCTACTCCTGCTGCTGTAAAGACAGCGAAAGATGCTGCTGACGCTGCTGCTTCTACTGCTAACGCTGCTCTACCAAAAGCAGGCGGCACGATGACAGGTAATTTAATTATTGATAATGCAAAAGAAATTAGATTTAGTGAAGCAGATGGTGACGGAGCTAATTACACAGGACTAAAAGCACAAGCACAATCAGCAGATATTGTTTTAACTCTTCCTGCTGTTGCACCTACAACTGGTCAAGTGCTCAAAAGTAGTTCTA